GTTCGTTTGATTGAGACCAGTTCCACGCAAAGCCTTCTTCGTCAGCAGGTTTGACAGGGCGCACGACCCATCCCGGTGGGAACCACCAAACGACTTCCTGACCGTCTGCTGCTGTCGGTGGCTCAGGCACTCCAATCCAGCCCTCAGTACCGTCCGTTTGAGGCTTGGGTATTGATCCGTTTTTGGAGTAAAGCATTATTGATCCTGCCATTGAGATGTTTGTGGCGTGAAGGCTGCGGTGTATCTGGCAACACCTTTAGTGATGCGGAGGTCGTCGATGTAGCCGGTCAAGTATTGAATGTTTGTGTCTGCGTTACGACCAATGTTTAATGCCTGATTCGATGCGGTTAGATTATTGGTGTTTGTTGTTGTGCTTCCAACTTGCGCCCCGTTAACAAAAAGCCTCACGCTATTTGAACTTCTGGTCACAGCAAGGTGATACCAAGTATTTGCAACAGCAGTAAAAGCACCAGAAATCTGCGTTCCCAAACCACCACTTGAACCAGTATAAAAACTCAATCCAGTGCCGCTAATATATTGCAAAATCCAAGCGTAAGCGCCAGCGCCGCCCCATTTACCGACAAGCGATGTTGTTCCTGAAACGCTACTAAAATAAACCCATAACTCAACCGTAAAGTCTCCAGACAAATCCAAGGCGGTGCTTTGAGGGGATGTAAGATAATCCCCCGTCCCATCAAAGTACATCGACGACCCGCCAAACTTTGACTGCGTGGTGCTGATCTGCGCGTTACCCACCGTCTCTAGGTCGTTCATCATCGCGTTGTCAATGATGCCGCCGTTGGTGAAGTTGAGAAGCAGCGAGGTTCCTGAGACTGCTGTTAAAGGAGATGTGGGAACAGTAATTGTTGATGCTGCGGCAGAGTATGCTCCTGTGCCTGACACATACCGAACATTAGATATGTAACCTGTGTAGTATTCAGAGGCGTATGAGTTTCCAACATAGACAGTGTTTCTTGTTGTTGGGGCAGTAATAGTTGCAGTTGTGGTTGCAACACGCGTGCCGTTAACAAACAAAGAAATTGTCGTGGCATTTGTAGCAACAACAACGTGATTCCATTGATTTAGTCTTGCGGTGGTGTCCGCAATATATGCTCCAGAACCACTAGCGTTGTAATAGAACGTAATAACGCCTGAAATTGTGTCAACAGCGTAATAAATTCCGGTACTTGTACTCCATGAGTTCGAACCACCTCCAGTAATAAGCTGGGTAGCCACAGCCGGAGACGTTGTTGGATAAATCCACATCTCTAAAGATGCGGTTATTCCGCCTAAATCCAATGCGGCATTTGTACTGCTTACAGTCAAATAATCCCCACTCCCATCAAAGTACCCACTCCCGCCAATCGTCCCGGCAGCGTAAGCAGCACTCGGAGAAAATGGGCTGAAGCGTTGGACGCTGGTGTCACCGTTGCGCGTGATGGTGAATGCGTTGGTGCTGTTGTCGATGAAGCGGTTGCTCTGACAGGTCAGTAAGGATGTGTTGGTGATTGCAGTGAGAGGTGCGGTGGGAGGGGTGAATGCAGCGGTGTAAAGGGCTGAACCCTGAATAATTCTGAAATTTGAAATATAGCCGGTGTACGGCAGTGATGATCCGCCCCCATCTGTGCCAATCCGAACGGTGCCTGAAGCATAACTGTATGTCTCGGTGCCTGAAAATCCTTGGACACCATTTATAAACATTTTTAATGTGCTACTACTTCTTGAAATAGCAATGTGGTTCCAAGTGTTATATGTGCAACTATTACTCGTTGTGCCTTGAACATTGACTAACGACCTGCCATAAAAAATTGTTCCGTTGGCGTTTAAGCCGAACATTGTCAAACCATTTGTTGTATCACTACACCCAATAATGTTGTAAGAACCGGGGACTGTGGTAGGAAATATCCAGCATTCAACAGTAAAATCGCCGGTACCTGAGATACAAGCACCACTTGGCGCGGTTAAAGAATCCCCACTACCATCAAAATAATTCGACCAATTACTCCCATAAGGCGTGAACGTGCCTTGGGTCGTGTTGCCATTCCTTGTGATCGTGAAGTCGTTGGTCGATGAGTCAAGGAACGTGTTGTTCTGTGCGCCGTTGGTGCCGTTGCCATGCAACAAGAGCGTGGTGTATTCAAAGTAAGGGTCGTAAGGGGGCCATGTGCCAGCCTTAATGCTCTGCATGGCTTGATCCAGTGTCCACACTCCGGGCGCTGAATTGCCTAGTGCTGGGTTAAGTGTTGGCGCGGTTTTGCTAATAATCCCACCGGGATAACGCTCAGACATTTGTTACCTCAACCCAGTTTTGGTTGTCTTCGTTCCACACATAGACCGTTCCTTCGCCGGGATAAAGCTCTGCCGTGAAAGGGCCTACAGCATCAAGTGGAAGCGGAATTGGAGACTCCCATGCCCCTATATCTTCATTCAATATCCAAGACGGGTAAGGTTTAGGTGTTAGAAACATATCCCTTTCTTGGTCGTAATACATTCCTATTGACGCATAGTTTTTACGGAAAGATTTGTTGTAGCTAGTCTGAACCCATTTTGTTGTTGCACCAAACAGCGATTGGCAAAAAGCAATTCCTTTTGCCTCCGACTCAACGCCGTTGCCTAATAGCTCATTGTTATGCACAACGATCACATTGATAACCGCGTTGTTTTCGTCAAGTTGAGCAAAATGTGCCATGTCTATCTCAGAATGTAATGGTTCCAGAGCCTGTGAACGTGTAAATCGTTCTCCCGCCTGACGTAGTAACCGTGGGAGAGCCAGTAGTAGATGCGGCTGCGCGTGGAGCAGAGATGATGACTACGCCGGAGCCACCTGCTGCGCCATCATGAGGAATACTTCCACACTGTTCTGCGCCACCTCCACCGCCACCGCCAGAATTCGCTGATCCAGCAGTTCCACTTTTGCTTTCACCGCCGCTTCCGCCGCCTCCCAAACCCCCAGCAATGTTTGAAGGTCCTCCACAATAACCGCCGCCGCCACCGCCGCCGCCATAGTACACCGATGAGCCGGTGATGGACGATGTCGTTCCATTACCTCCGGGTTTACCTCCGCTTGTGAATCCGCCCGGAGGATTTGAACCGCCAACAGCACCTGCACCGCCGCCGCCACCTGAGCCGATTAGGGGAAATGTATAACTAGCGTTGCCGCCTGCGAACCCTTGCCCTGAAGTTCCAGACCCACCAGTAGAAATAGTGTCAAGCGAACCATTATTAGTTGCTGAACCACCGCCCCCAGAACCGCCAGATGCTGGAACAGAGTTGTTGCCTGAACCAGAAGATATGGCTGTGCCAGATCTGCCCCCGCCAATTGCGGTAACAGTTGTAAATCCAGCGCCTGAAATAGAAGAATTTATTCCGCTCGTTGCCTGTACGCTTCCACTCCATGAGTTTCCAGCGCCACCGCCACCAACCGTTATCGTATAAGTGTTTCCAATCGCAAAAGTCACGGAAGTCGAACTCAGAACACCGCCTGCACCACCCCCGCCGAGAGCGCGGCAACCGCCCCCACCCCCACCAGCAACAACTAGATAATTAACTAAGACTTCTGCTTTAGGCCAATTATTCGCAGCAACTGCCTGTAACTGCTGCTGCAACGTCCAGACTCCAGTAGCTGTGGTAGATGAGGTCGTAGGCGACGTGGCCGATATGACCCCACCTTTGTAGCGCATCGACATACTGCGCTCCTTAGTTAATTTCTTCCCAAGAACATGTCACCACAAGGTCATTGGCGGCACTGGCCGTTGCTCCGATGGATTTATCCTCAAGAAGATAAAACGCCGTAGTTTTGTCAGTCACAATCAATGTCGCATCAGCAGGCACCGAGATCGTGGAAGCAATCGCTGTCCCCGTACCGCCTAGGTCATCCTGACTGAAGATCTTGATCGTAATGTCAGCAGCCGATGTGCCATCGACGTTAGCCACCACAATCGAATTGATCTTGTAAACCTTGCCCGAAGCCGCTGCATTGTTTACTAGCGCCGTGGCAAACGGATCTGCCGTGGACGAGATCAAGTTCGTAGAGGTGTTACCGTAGATTGCTGTGACCGCTACAATATTTGGATTTGCCATAATCTGCTCCTTAGAATCCGAAGACAATACTCATTGCGACTGCAAATCCAGTCGTCGCATACGTCGGTGTAACCCAAGAGGGACGAACGCCAGTACCATTAGATTGAAGTAGTTGTCCAGAAGTGCCGGGGTTGTTACTAGACACCAAAGCAGAACCCGCAGGATAAGTTACAAAAACATTTTTTGTACCGGCAGAAAAGTTAACCGCTGAGCCGCCGTTAGAAGAAGCAAGGACTGAATCACGCGATAGCGTTGTACCTGAAGATGTATACGTACCAACGCCAACTTCCCATTCTGTGCCACCAACAATAGAGTAAAAAGTTGAGTTGGTATCGCCTATTGCTGAAAAAGATTGAAACCCAGAGACTGCGCCAGCAAGCGTGATAGTCCCCGTCCCAGTTGTCGTGGTCGTTTCTTGAACACGATCAGCAAGTACGAATGCCATGATTAACCATTCAAGTTAAAGGTATAGGTTACAGACAATGTGTCTCCACTAACTACCGAACGATCACCGGGAGATTGAAAATCTGCTGCGGAAAAAAGCGTACCTGCTGTACCGCTTTTAGCACTGCCACTTGTTAAAAAAGCCCCGCCAACAGTTGTCGTGCCGTTGATGCTGAACGTTGCTTTACTGGCAGAATTTGTAACTACTGACGGATTAGCAGCAGTTGCTGCGGCAAAAGTCGCTACCACTCTCGTTGATTCACTGTAATCAGTAACCTCAGTCCATCCAGCATGTGAAGACATGGTGTCCGAAGCTGCCGGAGTATTACTAGCTGCCGCACCATACAGACCGATATACCAAGTTGTAATTTGTGCAGTGCTTGTCAGTGCAACTCCAGCCATATATTGAAGTCCGACATTAACCACAAGATTCTTGGATTCCGCAGTCCATTTCAGATTACCGTCTTTGTCGTGACACTCAACAAAGTATTTACCTATGGCATGAGCGGTTTCTTCTGAGCCGGGACGAGCAGTTAACCCACCTGTCACAACGTCATTTGCTTTTGCATGTTCCATTATGAAATCCTTAACATAACGTCAATAAATTAAGTGGTAGCCAATCGTAACAAGGCGTCAGTTGTATTGTTAGTAGGCATAGTCAAGGTAAATGTACCAGCCGTAATTGTTTGCGAGCTAAACGTATGAACACTAACAGCCTTATTACTTTGTGTAGAGTTGTAAATCAACACGCAATTAAAGGCTGTGGAAAGCGTTACATTAGTGTATGTGATTGAAGCAGATGGTGTTGTGAACGCTACCCCTGCTGTAGCAGACGAATTTGTTGCTGTCGGCGCGTTCCACGATGAAATAGATACCCCGCCCGCTGAATAGTTTGTTCCAGATGCTTCATTAGTAGCTGAATACGCAGTAGTGGAAGCATTTACGGTAGCTGTTGTTAAATATAACGCGGCTTTAAACGTATCCGCCGTAGATGCGCCTCTTGTTGGAGCAGTACCAAAATTATGAGTAGCCGTTAAAAGCTCCCCCATAAATGAAGTACACATTGATTGCGTATTTGCCATGATGAATTCCTTTAAGCTAGAGACGCTGCTTCAGCAAATAACGGCGGAAATTTTTTTAGCGTAACATGCACTGAACGATGTACCAGTTCACCTTTATACCAATATTCCACCCACGTAGTGTGCTCGTTATCATCATCTATAACCCCTTCTTTTTTATCAAGAAGGGCTTCGTCCATGTTGCCTTTAGTTGTAAATACTGTTGACATCAAGACAGCCTTATAAGTGCGCCAGTGCTGGTATTAGGAGGGAACTCAACTACAAAAGTAGTTGTAGAAATCTTGTCAGAGCCAAAATCAAGAACACAAACCGCAGGATTTCCAGTCGTTACTCGGTAGATCAAAGCACCCCGAGCAGTGAAAGCACCACTCCAAGAAGCATTAGAGAAGTCAATATAAGCAATGCCTGTGGAACTATCAATAGCAAGTGAAGGAGTGATAAGCTCCCCGCCCGCCGTGTAGCCCGTAGCCACAACTTCACCAGTCGTCGTATAAGCCGTTGTGGTTTGATCAAGCGTAGCATCGTTAGTGTACAAAGCTATCTTAAACGTCTGGGATGTTGTTGCCGAAAAATCAAAATCCCCTTCAAACAACTGCTGCTTGAAGGAGTTACATGTGTAATTACCAGTAAAAGCCATCAGTTCACCGGCACTCTAATCTGCCCCGACCTGTAAGCATCACGGCGCTCCATACCATCACCAAGACGCTTAGCAAGCATAACGGCTTCATCATACCGTTTTGTATACTGAGCAATCACATCTGCTTCACCCTTCATATAGGTATACCCTTCAATTAGAGCGCCATAAAGGAGCACAGAATCGAAATTGTCACCAAGCCAAGAAGTGTTTGCTGTAGTAATAGATTCTGGGTAATAGTAATAATGTAGTTCAACAGAATAAATAGCGTTAGGCGTTGGGGCTAAAATAAAGGTTAGTTCGTTACTAATAACAACCCCTGTCACTGCTGGGCCAAAAATAGCGTAATACTTTGGCGTACCTGTAGTTGTAGGGTTTGGATAAGCAGCGCGTATGTAATTAACGTCTTTATTTAACAAATATTCGTAGACGTTTGTGCCGTCAATAACCGCCATACTGTAAGGAGCTAAAAAATCAGTAGGGCAGCTCAAGTACTTATTCCCCGCCTCAGTAACGCCCGTAACATTTTTTCTAAGTGATGGGAATTGAACCGAGTTATAAATACGCTGTTCAGCTTGTTGGATAAACGTATCTATTTGCTCTTTAGCGGTTAACGTAGCAGTACCGGCACCTGTTGAAGACGCCCCAGTAAACGACGGAAAATCGTTTTCCAGATAACCTTGAATTGTCTTAAACAGGGTAGCGTAGTTCATTAGCCCATCTTCTTAGAAGCACCCGTACCTTTTGTAGCACATCCAGTCCCACGAACTTTCACGGTCTGAGTGTTAGGTACGTTATTAGGGTAGCCGTTATTTGTATTCTTAACAGGCACCGGGGTTGGCATTTTTTTGTGCATCACTTTGCTCCCATTTTGTACTTAAACGAGGGCGATTTCTGATTAGCAATTTTAGCCATGTTACGGCCTAACGCCTTCATCTGGGCATTGGTCTTACCGCCTTTGGCAAGCTTAGTCAGCGGTTGGCCTTTGTGCTTGGCTTTCTCGTGCTTGTGTACTGCACCAGCAACCATTTTCTTGTCTTGCGCTAAGTCTTTCTTGTCCATCACAGACTCCTATGTAACATTTACAGTAACAGTGCCTAGCGTGATGCCCAGCACAAGATTATTTGGCGTCAGCCCCGTATCGTAAGATCTTGCCCCGCCTACAGGTGCCCATCCCCACTGGATAATTCTACTACCTCCAGTAGGATCTCCGCTACCTAATTGCGTCGTCGTAGTATTGATCTGCAACCCATTTGAACCACCCACACGATACGTTGTATCAGGACGAGGATTCCGTAAAGCCTGTGGGTCATCCACAGGATACATACCAAGCTGCAACTGCGGTTGATCTTCTTCCCAGCAAGTAGGGCAGACTATGATATTAACGTTTTTAGTCTTGATAACAAGACCACGTAATTCTTTCAGTTTGTATCGAAAGCCGCACCTATCGCACTGCGATATGGCCCATTTACCTGATGCAAACCGATTAGGCATTTCAGTAGAACAACTGTCGTGGTGCGAGGCGCAACGGAGCTTTCTCGCGGTCTTCAGACAATGCAAGCATTAATTGCTCTTCATACATCTCTTTTAGCATGGGTACACGCTGAACTGCTTCGGGTATCTTTAACGATATGTAGTAAGCAAGTCCTGAAACGAGACAATTGAGTAGTCTGAACGGGATGTCTTGGATGTTTGTACCTGTGCCCGCATCCTGCATCCGACGTAATCGCCAGTACACAAAGGTGTAGTAGTTGTCTTGATCTGGCGCAGGCCAGACGTTGATATTAGGCGGCAACACACCCGTAGTCTGGTTAGTCCCATTGGGTCCAGGGAGCGGATAGACTTGACCGCTCTGTCTGTTAATCCAAACCTGAATGGGTCTACCTTGAGCATTTTTATTCGGTATGGTTGCGTAAGTATCTACCGAAATGCGACTAATGTTAATGTCTGTTTGCTCGATACCAGTCTGCGTACGAATTATTTGTTCAACAAGATCAACCGTATCTACAGGCAGCGCGTAAGTTATCGTACCCGTGGTCATAGCAATCTGACCCTGCTCAATTGTCCACAGGTTAATACCTCGGTTAGCCCATTCAGTAAACATCAGATTCATAGAGCGACGAGCCGTACGATGCTCATATCCAGTACGAACTTCTAATCCGCACCGCTCAAACGCTTCTTCAATAATCTCGTTTAAATCAAGATTAAAGACTGATGTACCTGAAGTTGTACTCACTTCATTCCTCTAAGAGTCTTAGCAAGCCTAGCTCTTTGCCCTAGTTTGCCCGGAGCTTTGGTAGCTCTATCAAGCATCTTCGCAGGGATCGGCTTTTTACCTTTAATCCCAAGCTGTTCACGAAGTGCTCCAGGCTTAGAGATAGCTTTTTGTATCCATTTCTCAGCCATTATCTGTACCTCGCGGTCTTAGCAGCAACGCCTTTTGGCTGCTTGACGAATTGCTTTCCCGAGCGTTTTCCAGCGCGTTTAGCTCTTGTTGTCGCAGCGTACTCAGCAGGTGTAAGAGCATTGATTGCCGCCTCTGGGAGATACCGCTCGCCAGTTGCTTTTGAACCCTGTGTGCTAGGTTTGCCACTCTTGGTTCTCCATTTCTGGTCAGTCCAATT